CTTTGGGGACAGTTATTATTAAAGGTTTGCCGGTTACCAATGTTCTATAAGCAAATCTAATCTCTAGTCTCCATGTGTCAGGGGGCACCGCCTCGCTGATTAATGGGTCTAGAAACTTAGGAATCATGCCACATCCTCAATTTCAAGGTAAACGCGCATACCAATTGATAGTTTTAATACTATTTCTTTATAGAGGGTCTTGTATGCGTCTCTTGATGAGGTTATCGAGCCATCGTCAACTATATTAGACTGAGACCCATTACCGACTAGGATGCACCCAGCGGTGTTTTCGTGCCGGTTTCCTGCGTGTATGTATATCCATGTAAAGTTAGGAACGTCTTGGAGCCACAACATGCCGTTATGCCAATCGTTTTGATCGTCTAAGTGACCAAAGCTAGGGCTGCCTTGGCGCATGATTATTTCGTAGCGACCTTGAGGAATTCTTGTCTTGCCGGCTATTTTAATGTCTCGTTGTTCGTCTTCTAGCGTGAAGCACCTAAATGCCAGCTTTTCTTGATTATTAATAGCCATCAACAAGCCAAGAGTGCTGCTTATTTCAGATGAGTATCGAAAGAGCTTGTAAATCATCTCTTTGCGAGGTGTTCCGGCAACGCTAAGGTTGGTCACTTGAGGTTGCTCACTTTTTCTTAGAGCCTTTGTATATCGAATAAATAACCGTAATTAGTGCCGCCGAGCCGCCAAATAATGAGCCAAGTGCCTGCATTTCTGTGGCGTTAATAATAAATCCAGACAGGAATGTACTGCCACCCACGAACCCACCCACCTTCATTGCTGTTTGGTGAACCGTGTTAGGCGGTAATTGAGCTAGAGCATCAATGACATTCATTAGCTTTCCTGTGGGCAAATTATTTTGAATTATTTCATCTTATTTGTTTGTATTGTATTGACATAACATACCGAGGGGCGTAAAGTTATCTTACTCACTCACAAACACACAGGAACAAATAACATGAAAGCAATTACTGTTAAAAAGTGGACAAAAGGCGCAATTACTCGGTACTACCTTAGTAGTGAAAAAGGCGACTCTTTGGGCTACGTCCAAGAGCTAGAAAAAAGCCTAGGAAACGGTGCTTACGATGCTCATAGGTCTGCAAAAGGTGAAGACTGCCAATATGAGGTATCTCACAACATAGAGGACAAAGACGTACTTAAGGCCGTGTCCCTTGCTAATTTGGATGGCGAGCTAAGGCCACACACAGCATTGCTTAACAAGCACAGCGGGACTTACGGAGTTGTAAGAGGAAAGACCAAAGCCGTATGGATAAACGCCAGCCCGATAAATTATGCCAAGGATTAATGTGAAAAATACTCTAAAAATCAAGCCTCATGGAAACTCGGGAAATCGTAACGCGTCAAAGGAAGTCACTAAAGACGCTCTAGTACAGATAAGACTAACTATTGAGTCCAAGCAAGAGATCTCTAAAAGAGCCTCTGACCACGGCCAAAGCATTTCTGATTTTATGGTTAGCCAGTCTCTAAAGGATTAAGACACAATGATCACCGGCTTTCCTGTGAGCATAAAAAAACCCCGATCCATTTCTAGAGCGAGGTTTTGGCGTAATTAGGTTTACTTTTAGCCGAGCATAAACTGTACTTTAAGCCGATGGGATTGGTCTAATTTTGTCAGCAAAAAGTCACTTCTTTTCTGACACTTTTAAGCTGGCAGATTGCGCTCAAAGCCATACAGTTCGGCCTCTAACAAAATCCCTCCAACCTTAGACCTATCGCTAAGCCTTTCTACATCAAGGCTTGTTTGCTTCAGTGTGCAACCACTGGCGATCATACCCAAGCTGACTGGGTTTTTGCAAGACCATTAGGTTTACTTGCAGTAAGACATAAACCATACTCTGAAACCGATTTGAAATCAACCTTTAATAATTATTTTTAACCGGCCATTACCAGCGTTGCTTCTTGGTATCTTTCGTACTTATCCAGCTCTAGCTCCAAGACCTCGTAAGCAGCTCTCACCCGTCCCCCAAACTTCTTAATAGCCTTAGATTCATCGTTAGCCATCTCAATCTCATAGCCTCCTACAAGCCTCATGCGGTCTAAGTCTGTAAAGAGCCTTCCGGTATCTGCATTAATGCTGTGATAATAGCGCCTAGACAGTAATGCTTTGGTTTTGGCCTTGTGAGACTGTCCATTTAGCAATTCACCAACTACTGCCCTGATCTTTCTGGTGTCGTGATGCTCTTTGCGGAAATTCTCTAACGCAATAATCATTGTCATGTTCGACTGATCGTTGCCTGTGCCTCTAGGAATGTCAGCGCCAAACTCTATAATCTTAGCCATCATGGATTCACCGCCCCATCCGGCGTCATTGGAGATAGATATTAGGCTGTCTAGATAAATGTCTAACAACTTATCAATATGGCTATGCTGCATTGCTATCTCCCAATCTGCTAATGAGTCGTCTGTGACTCGCTGTTTTCCAATTCTTGAACTTGGTGGCATATAACCGCTGCCTGGTCGTCAATAATCAATGCGAGCTGATCGACATATTCACGAATATCATCAATATCGCAATCCATGTCTCCGTGATCTGTGTTGCAGTAGGTGCAGGTCATTCGTAGCCACCCAAGTCGTCTAGTTGGCTTTTTTCCATTTTATTGTCTTTCATCCATTGTTTGAATTGCTTGCGATGAGTGAGCCACATAAGTATTTGAAAATTTAACCTCATCTTTCTGGCAATCAAATCAATAGACCACACCAAGATGCTGGTGATCGCCACGAGGACGGTAATTGAGGTAAAGACAATTCCTATACTTTCAAAGTAATTCACAATATCGCCTCCAGTTCTGTTGATGGTTTGTTGCAGTAGGTGCATGTCACAATTCAGCCTCCATTTCTCGGTTTCTTGCCCTTAAATCCTTGATCTCTTTTACTAAATCAGGACGGAATCTCTTAACAACATTATTCGCAGAATCTTCTAATTGCGTCACAAACTTACCCCCATACATGTCGACCATATACCTTCGATAAATTAGAACCACGGAAGCCCTTTTCATGCCGTATTGATTGCAGTATGGGCACTGTGGATGAATGTTCTCTTCTAGCGTCCTGTGGGCCTTGCTGCGCTCAATAAAGTGCCCGCCTTGCATTTCCTTCCAGTGCTTTTTATTCGGACATGTAACGCACTGACAGAAGCCCATTGAGTCTGCCGCCTTGAGCCGTACATGCTTTTGCATAGCGACTGCCAGATCATCGGCCAGCTTGTTTAGGGTTCTAGTCTTCTTCACTTAGCTCGGCCTCGATTAGCAAGTCGATAAAGTGCTTGGCCTTCCTCAGATCCTCAACACCTCCCTTGGACTTAAAGCGAGAAACGTACTTGATCACGCTGCCCTCGCAAAAGCCGAGGTTATTGGCTTGAATGTACTGAACCGGCTGGATCTTCATGTCTTTGTAATGGTTGCCGCCAACTTGAATTTCTATTGCCGAAGCGCCATTATTCTTAGGAGTGATTCGGTTCGTATATTCTGCTTCTAGCATTTTCTCAATACTCATACCCTTCCCCTATGCCGCTAATGATTGATATTTCATCCAAGTGCTGCCTTCGTAAATGTCTGGATAGTTCTTCTTCATGAATTCCCAGACGTGCATCCCTTCGTATTTTCTACAGAGGTAATCTAGGGAGACTTCCATCAAATCGTATTGGCCGTTCCTGACTTCGTGCTTAACGAATATCCCTCTCCAATATGCGTTACCTTGTGGGCCAATGTATTTCTCGTCATGGAGGTAACAAGCCCCGCAAACCAAGCCTCTAACTACTCGGCCATTATTAAGATTGCGCTCGCCTGCCATTTTGATTTGCTGGTGCCCCATCGTGAAACTGAATCCAAGAGTTTTTAGCCTTGTGTCCATAGATGCCCCGCCGATAGGTTTGCCAGTTAGCGGGTTGTAGAAAAAGTGTGAGTAAGCAACGCCATCAATGGTTGCCATCTCCAGAAAGTCGTAAACTGTCCAGCCGTAATCTTCGTACCCTAAGTCCAGCAAACCTAATGCGCCGTCTAACTTTGCATCTTCGTTAATTGCTCGGGTTATTCTGTGTTCGTGGTTGCCCATTGTTAGGTGTAATTCAGGCTTGTACTGCTTCTGCTTTTGGATGATCATTTTTACGTTATAGTCATTGAGAGGTTTTAATAATCTTTCCATAGCCGCCCGAGCTGCGTGAATATCGTGAATGTATCGCCTGCCTTCCGCGTCCTTTTTTCCTTTGTCAAAAAAGCTCAAACTTTCCATGTCTGCAAAGTCGCCAATATTAATAATGGCATCAGGCTTCTGCTCTACAATGTATTCGCCAATCCACCTTAGATGATCTGTAGGGGTGTCGGGAGTTACTTGGCAATCAGGGATCATTATGTGCTTTCTCATGCGGCTCTATCCTCGATAATTAATCGATTTACATCATCAAAAAACTTGTTGACTCCTTTTTCAATATCTAGGTCATGCCAGCCAGCGAGCCACCACGAGCGCTTAACCCTGTCTCTTACGTTGCAGCTAATAGTTTGAAAGTCATGCTCCCTAGCCTGCCTGCCTAAGTCGTACATGGCCGATTCTTCTCTGTTGCTCATCTGCTACCCATCCAGCTAGGAAACTCAACGTGAACACCAAAGGCCGAAGAAGTGTGCCTATCGACTACCGCGTAAACTTCGCTGACCTGTGCTGTGGTTAATTCTGTGGTGGACTCTTCGCCAAACATTGCCGCCTGCACTTTCTTCCAAACACATAGCTTTATATTTTCTTTCGTGGCAGGGATTTCGGCGTCGTCTTTTAAGATTGCTTTCATATCCAATCCGGCGTCGCTAAAAGCTATGGCGAGCAGTTCAAAATATTTGTGCATTGCACTATTTTGAGTAATCGTTCGCTTTTTCTTCATCTCGAACTCTTCAGCCTGGAGGTCTTTCGCGCTACCTACCACCGTTACAGATCCATTCAAGTCCATAAGGGCTTGAAGCTCTTTGAAGCACTTGGCTAAATCGTCTCGGCTTGTGCAGGATTCTTTAAGCACTTTCCATCATTTCCTTTTGTTCATTAATAATGATCACGGCGGATTACTGAACGTCAAAAAGGAATATCGTCGTCAAAATTATCGAAGCTGCTCGGAACTGCCTGCGGTTGTGATTGTTGCTGTTGTTGACCGCCGCCCTGCTGAGATTCACCCGTCCAGAACACGGTTGCATTACCCAATAGATTGCCCTTCTCGCCCTTCTCTCGTGCTTCCTTGCTAATATCCTGATTGATAATTCCGTGATCGCCGTATTCGCTTTTCTGCTCGGTGTCGATAAATACCGTTGCGTCGAGGTAGACGGCTGTAGCGCCGCTGAACAAAAGTTTCTTATCTATTTTCTTCACATCTATCTTTATTTTTACGCCGTATTTCATGTTAACTTCTCCGTATTAAGAATTCTTTTAGCTTCCGCAATACCCTTGTCATGGGCCTGCTTGTTATTGTGAGACTTCGTTTTCTTGTCGATTCTAGTTACACATTCTTCGAGTAGTTGGTTGATATTCTTCATGCCGCTGCCTCGTAGGTTGTCTTGTATTTGAAGTCGTGCCTGCGTCCTTCGGTTGCCACGAATTGCATGGATCGTCTTTCGAAGAATAAATTTACAGTGCCTTCAAAAGTTCCATTTCTCTGTTTTGCTGCAATCAGTTTTTGGTCTACAGATTTAGTAAGATATTCAGCGTCCGATGCGTCTAAGTTTCCAAACTTTTCCTGCTTGGTTAGAATCTCGGCGCGCTTTTTGTTTGACCAGCAAATGAAAACATTGTCAGCCAAGTCGGTAATCTCACCAGCTCCGCGAATATCAAATTTGGTGGGTATGTATTCTTCACCTGCGTTCTGAGGCTTGCGAATATGAGCGACCAAGTGGATATGGCAACCCGTCGTTTTTGCACACCACTGGAGTTTGTCGAGGAACATTTTTTCCTTTTCAGAATCCTTTGGAGAGATGCCACATTTTGTTAATGAGTCAATCACAATATGCCTGTAACCAAGCTCGACAGCGCAGTAATAAACAAAGCCTAGAATTCGCTGAAAGTGGACCGTATCGAGTTCGTCATAAATCACAAACCTCTCATCGCTCCACTTGAGGAAATCGCCCACAGCGTCCACAGAAGGATCACAGCCGGTACATTGGCGAGCCATTCTGAATATCGTTTCTTCTGGGGGCATTTCTAAACTTGCAAGAGCTACCGGAGACTCATAATTCTTAGCGAGATTGCACATAACCCAGCCAAGGAGCATTGATTTTTTGTGGCCCGACATTCCTCCCCAGATTGAAAGCTCACCAGGTCGCAGTCGGATAAGCTCGTCACACTTCGTCCAAGGTAGGCAATCACCCCAAGGCTTGCCACCACGAGAGATCCGT